TCAACCACATCCTTACTCATGGGTTAGAGATATACACCCAACTATAGCGCAAAATATTGTTAACGCACTTCATGAAAAATATATTATACTTCATGTTTGTTATGATTTTCATCCAAATTTACAAAACGTAGTAAGATTTGAAAAAACTGTAGCTAAGAAAGAGTTATTTAATTTATTGAGATACTCCGATAAGCGACTGCTTATAGATTCTTCCCTGCAGCATGCTGCAGCAGCAATGGAGCTACCTTCGACAGTAGTCTGGGTGGGTACTTCACCGAAGATCTTTGGTTACGATCAACATAGAAATATAACCCCTCCAAAAGAATATCCTAAAGGACACGTAGATAGTTATATATTTGATTATAATTTTACAGGGGTTATGCATGAGTGTCCTTATAATGATATAGGGAATTTACACAACGTTGAAGAAATACTTAAAGATTTTTAACTCTGCAGTACTGTTAATACGCTGCTAAGAGCGTCATAAGAAGAGGCCCAGCCTGCCTCGTTAGCTGTAATGAAAGTAAATTTACCAACTGCTGAAAGAGAACTACTTGGTAGGTAGACAGTTGCTATATTATCGTTACCTACGCTAAACTTTTGGTTATCTAATTTATATCCGCTTATTGTAGGGCTTACCGCTGATGTAATTTCTTGATAGTTAGAAAAGAAATCGCTGACGTTAGATGAAAGATACCAATTATTATTAAAATCAAATCTTTTACCATATAATAGATATGTATTGTCTCTACTACTTAAAGCGCCTGTATTACCTCTAAGAGGAAAAAGAGATCCTGTTGTAGAGTAATATAAATTAGTAAATTCTGGTATAGCAGATATAGCTGCTAGTTCTGAATAATTTGTAGGTACTGAGCTGTTATAGCTAGATAAAGCGGAATAACCTTGTTGTTCGTAAGTTAAAAATTCAACTGGTTCATCTAATGGATTAAAAAGTCTATTCCTTAAATCTACATTAATAAAATTATTATTTACCTCATATATGGTACCAACTGTATCTTTTTGCTCAGGAAATAGCCACCCTTTAATGGTAAAGGACGTATCAATTACAACCCTAAACTTATCAGAATAAGTTGTGTCTGTAGGAGTATTGTAGTTTAAATTACCAGACCATAGTACTTCTGATCTTATTTCTTGATCAAATTCAGCTCCAAAATCTTGAGGCACTTTCCAGGATAAAATTATATAAGGATTATTATAGGGTGCGAAGTTAGAAACTATCTGATCTGCGTCAGCCATGTAACGAGTCATTATTGACATGTTAACTTCTAGGTTTACCGGAACAGGCATTAAAAACTTAGATGATTTTTCTGGAGCATCAGTTAAGCTTGCTGGTACAAATGTCGGTGTTAACTTGTTAAAGACTCTACTCTCGTCTCTCGTTACACTAGCTAGATTTACAGCAACTACCGGTAATGTTAAATTTTGCGCTCTATTAACTATATCATACATTACGCGTTGCTTAGGTGCAAATACATAACGTACTTCTACATTTTGTTTTGGGTTTCTGCTCCTATCGAAACGAGATATAACGGTATCGTCAAACGCTGCTATAAACTGCGTAAGTAGATCTTTAATTTCAAAATGAAAGGCTCTATTTTTCAATATATATATTTATTAGCAAAACCTATCTATAAAGTACTTCGGAAGCTTATGTTTATTTTTAATAATACTTTCTACTACCGCGGCATCTAAAATATATGTCGTGCAGTAATCTTTATGAGATCTTACACCCCTACCACAAGATTGTATAAGAGAACAAAGCATTTTATTCTCATACCATATAAAATCGTCTTTCATCATCTTTTCTATTCGCTTATCTTTGGTAGGTAAATAAGGAGCTTTAATAATAATTTGAAATCTAGCTAAATCATCCCTTAAATCAACGCCATAAGACATGGAAGGAGATATAAGAACAGTAGGCTCATTACTGTTAGTATGCTGATCAAGTATTTCTTCATTACGAATACCTGGCTCTCTAGCTAGAAATCTCCTACCGGAAAGTCTGTCAGCTATATAACTTGTAATTGTTTTATTACGTGAATGTATTATACCTTTATCGTTTTTATGAAATTTGCATATCTCATCAATCTGCTTTACTATTTTCGGCAGATTTTTATCCATATTATAATAATTTAGTTTTACTTTAGTAGTACAGTATATAGGCGCTTTTTTAAAGTCAAAAGATGATTCAGCTTCAATATACTTAAATTTTTTAATACCTAACGTCTTACAGAAATTTGAAGGGTCAATAATAGTAGCTGACATTAATATAACTTTATCAGCATATTTAAATAGGTAATTAGAAAGTTTATCTACTTTAAGAGGCATAAATGTTATACCTTTTGCATCTTTATCATATACATATTCACTATCATGCCAAGTTTCAATAATTAACGAAAGCTTAGAATGTAAATTATTTAGACTTATAAGCTCTCTCTTCTTTTCTAAAATAAATTTTTGCTTTACTTTTGAAGTAGTAGTTATAACTTCCTTAAGCCAGTCAATTCTTTCTTTTAGATCTAAAGTTAAAATACTAATCCATTTTGCTACATTATTACCTTTTGTATAAAAAGGTCTAATTTCAATATCTACTTTCTTTAAAAAATCAAAACTAACATAACAAGAAAATTCCTTAACTAATTGATCTTCTAGTTCCGAAGCTTCATCACATATTAAATACTGTCTTTTCTTTAAGTGCTCAGGTAAAGAAAAGAACATATTATAATTAAGAGTATTAAACCTAGAAGTCAAAGCTACATTTCGTTGCTCATAATAAGGGCATGTTTTATTACTCCAGCATTCTTCTCTTATTTTCGGTAGATGTAAACAGGGAGCTACTTCTACATTATAGTTTTCATCTACTGCGCATTGATAGTTTGATTTACCTTTTAATACTTCAATATCTTCAAATAAATCCTTGTACTGATCTTGTAAAGCTTTAGTAATTGTTAATGCTGTACAGCCGAAAGGGCTTTCTTCTAAACATTCTTCCTCGTAAGTATAGCCACCTCCTTGCGTACGTTTATAAGCTAAGTAACTAGTCACTGTTGATCTATATTCTTCGGAACATTGATCTGCAATATTACCAATAGTTTTAGATATAAACGACTTACCGGAACCGGTAGGAGCATTACAAACTACAAATTTATGACCATCTTCAAAAGCTTGATCTATATTCTTAAGGAGCTTTACCTGTTGAGGGTTAGGGTCATATCCTTCAGGAAAGCTATTTAGTAGACCGGCAATCACGCCTTATTATACTGTATGATTATCCTTAATCAAGAAGTATAAGAGATTGTCGTATAGTTTAGATTTTGAACTACTATCCATACACTTTACAAAGATAGCATTTTTATCGGGTATAAAAGCGCTGAGTTCATAGTTAAATACTATACTATCTTCTCTAGGTTCAATTCTAAATGGGTAAGGTAATTCAAGATTTTTTGTTTTTCCTTCATATTCAAGAGTTAAGAATACATTGTATTGTTTAATTTGAAAAAGTTTTAATTGACCACGCTTAAGTAACTTTTTATCTGTTCGTATCTCTACATTAGATAAAAGTAAAGGCTTAAGTGATTGTGTTACTTTTTCTAAATTAAAATTCATGATTTTAAAAATTCCAACTTTTGATCAGCTGACATTGGATATATACTTTCATTAAAATGGGTCCAAAATGTATCATTAGCTGGCCATTGTTCTATTAAATTAACTTGATCTGCACTTATAGTTCTAAATGATTGCATTAATATATCCCATACGATAATTAAATTCTTTTCAACTACGTTAGTTTGAGGAGGGTTTTTTGGAGGGGTATAGTTAAGAGTAATTCGCCCATTTGTAGAATTTAATAACGTTGTAGACTTTGTGCATAACATTCTACGTGTAGGAGGGAAGCCCGGCTTTGGTGATCTCCTTGCGAATCTTATATCTACTACATTATTAAGTAGTATAGAATTAAGAGCTGCTCTTTGAACTATCATCTTTGCGCTTACAGATACCAAACATTCTTTCTTCGTTTAAAAAGATTCCTTTTTTGACTTTCTTCTTACCGGAGACAGTAATATTTGAAATAGTAACCCCCATGTTATTAGGGAAGATAACAATATCACCTTCTTTAGCATATTTAGTTTCAGGACCAGCTAAGATTATTCTTCCTTTTCTCCACGCTTTAGTTAAAGCATTAGTTGGTACAACAATTCCATTTCTGATAACCTCGTCTCCTTCATCAGTTTCATCTACATACTCTACTAAAAGAATATCATCAAAAATAAAATCTAGATCATAATCTTCTAGACCAAAATCACCTCTATCTTTTTGAGTTAAATCAATAAGACTTTTTGTAGGTGCCAAATTATCTATACTTGCCATTGCCATAACTCTATTTACTTAATTATTATCTTTTATCCAATCTTCTAATTTTATCTTTGGTCTCCAGCCTAATAAATCTTTAGCTTTACTGTTATTAGCCTTTGTATCTTGAGCTTCACCTAATCTATCTTTAATAAATGTATACTCACCTCCAACTAATTTAGCTACATCTAGAATACTATAATTTTTTCCCGTACCTAAATTAATTAACTGACCGACAGGTTTTTTATTTTCTAAATTACTTGCAAGAATATTACCTTCAACTATATCATAAACATGTGTAAAGTCTCTAGTCTTTTCACCGTTTCCAACAATAGTAAGCTTTTCACCATCATTTTTCTGTCTAATAAATATACCTATGACTGGAGCGTATTGTCCTTTAATTGGGTGTCGCTCTCCATATACATTAAAGTATCTAAAAACAACTGTTTCTAAACCATATAAATCGTAATACATTTTACATAATTTTTCTCCAGCAACCTTAGTTACTGAGTATGGATTTAAACAGTCATCTGTCATACTTTCATCTAATGGAATAGTATTTTTTAATCCATAACCAGATGATGTTGAACTATAAATTACTCTTTTTACACCTGCTTCTTTTGAGCATTGTAAAACTGTGCAAGTTCCTACTGTATTTGTATTAGCCGCTAATATAGGGTTATTTAAAGTTGGTTGTATTCTTGATTCAGCTGCTAAATGAAAAACAACATCTACATCGTTGTATAACCTACGGGTATTTTCATAATCACAAATATCCAATTCATAATACTTAATATGCGTATGTTTTGCAAAATAGAATTTTTCGTTCGTTTCACTAGATAGATTATCTATTACAACTATTTCGTCATATAAATCTATTAGTTTATCAACTAAATTAGATCCTATAAATCCCGCTCCTCCTGTAACTAATGCTTTACTCATAATCTTTTATATATTGTTTAAGCTCTCTTACAGAAATATTTTTATTCTTTGCCATTAGTTGTAAACTATCTTCTTCTTCTTTTTCTTTTTTAATTTTTTTAATATAAGATATCTTCTGCCATTTTAAGCGTGGAATTAAATAATAATACATTCTGTAAGCTCTTTGCTTATCTTCAAAAATTGTACTAAACTTATTTAAAGTCTCATTAGTAAAAAGCGACATATTATCATTATAAAAAGATAACCATCTATTAAAAAGAAAAGGTACAAATGCTTGCTCACCTTCTGGATCTAAAAAACCAGCATTATCTTTTTTTGAATAAAATAATTTATTTTGTAATTGAAAAAAGTTCATAACTATATACACAATAGATCATCTCTATATATATCTTTTGATTTTAATGTTTCACCACCTTTATGAAACCATTTTTTAGGAAAAACTTTTAATTTATGTTTTCCAAAAAAGCTTCCCCACCATGAAAAGGTACTATTACATCCTACAAAATAATTACCTAGAGTCAAAATAAACATGTCTTCTATTTCATTTTTTGTTTCAATAATTATATTATTATTACCAAATTCAGTTCTTACTTGATCTTTATCATCAGTAACAAAAATATTTTTTAATTTTTTTTGCTCTTTGCTCTCTATAAAGTCATGAGCTTGTTTGTAATAGTCTTTCGAAATGTTCGAATAGGTTTTATTATTTTTATAATCCCCTCTTCTTATATGGTTAATTATAAACTCACCTTCCACGTTTTCAATTTTTTGCAGTATATCATACTTAACGGAATCAGGAAAGGTAAATAATTTTTTTACCTCTTCCTTATATTTTTCAAAATATTTTAAACTTTGAAAATAACCATTTAAAATTACATTATTTTGATATGGTATCTTATCATATGTAAAGTTAGGTTCATAGTATACGTTTTTAAAAGTTGCAGTAGTGCTATTAATTTTTTTAAATAAATTATCTTTATATCTAATAGGGTGAAAGAAACAAGGTGTACTATGTCTTTCGTAGTTAATGGCGAGAGGTGTATTAACTTCTCTAGCTAAAGCATATGCTGCAGCAATTTGAAATAGATTATTACCTAACCCACCGTATAGCTCTGGAATAATCACTATATTTTTTCATCCCAATATACTATCATCTCGTCAATCATATCTTCAAAAGAATATTTTGGCTCCCACCCTAACCTATTACGTAATTTAGAGCTATCACCTTTCAATACATCTAGCTCTTCAGGTCTAAAATATTTTTCATCAGTTTTAATATACTTTGATGGATCTAATTTTAATTTGTCAAAAGTATAGTTAACAAGATCACCTACAGTATGGGATATACCCGTTGCACATACATAGTCATCGGGTTTATTATCTTGTAATATTAACCACATAGCTTCAACATAATCTTTTGCATGCCCCCAATCTCTCGCTGCATCTAGGTTACCTAATCTAAGTTCATCTTTTTTACCTTTTTTAATTTGTACGGCTGTTTTTACTACTTTAGAGGTTACAAAGTTACTGCCCCTTCTTGGAGATTCATGATTAAACAAAATACCATTAGAAATATGCATATTGTAAGACTTTCTATAGTTTCTGCATATATTATAAGAAAAGACTTTTGAACACCCGTAAGGTGAAACCGGACTCATTGGAGTAGTTTCTCGTTGAAAGCCATCTTCATCAATATTATTACCAAACATTTCTGAGGAAGATGCTTGATAAATTTTGATAGAGGGATCATATATTCTTGTAGCTTCTAATAAATTTAAAGTACCAACACCAGTTGTTAGAGCTGTATATACTGGTTGATCAAAACTAATTCTTACATGTGATTGCGCTGCGAGGTTGTATATTTCATGAGGACGTGATATATGAATAGCAGATAGTAAAGAAGAGAGATCGCTAAGATCAGCATAAATTAAATTATCTACTACTTTAGGAAAAATCTTGTCTAACCTTGCAGTTTGGTTTTCTGAAACTGAATTACGTTTAACAGTCCCATAAACTTGATATCCTTTCTCAAGTAAAAATTCTGCTAAGTAAGATCCGTCTTGTCCGTTAATACCTGTTATAAGAGCTCTTTTCATAAAATAATTTTAGTAGTTGCTATCCATTGATCTTTAACTTCGAGATTAAACGCAGTGACAACAGCATCCATAACTTGATTAACTTGCGCATCAGTTAAAGAACTAGAATAAGCAAACCCAGGAGCCTTTTTACCAGCTTTAATATTAATACCCGTGTGACCTAGCGCTACATTATCTTTACTATAAGTAATTGATACGCTTACTTTCCCTTGTTCGTATTTTTTATCATCGCTTCCAATAAATGTATCATTTACCATAATATCATCTCCATTCATAGAAATGCCTTTATTGATCGCTTGACCAATCATAGATGCAATCGTTGTGTTAAATAATCGTTGAAAAGCAACAGCACCCAAAGGACACATATTAGGTATTTCCCAGCAAAAGTTAATTGCATCGTCAGAATGAATAAAGTCTTTAGCTAGAGTATCTTCCAAGTCAATGAGATTATCGCTAACATACATAGGAGCTCTAAAAGCCACTATATTACCGAAGGGTGATACTTCCTTTCGAAAGAACTTATAAGCAAAGCGCTCATGAATTAAGTCTCCATTATAAACTTGTTGATCAATAATCATATATATATATTATATTAATAATTTAGGAATTCAATATTTTTTGTAGGTTTAATTCTTCGAAATAATCCTCCAGATAATAATCCATATGTTTAAACTCTTTTTTAAGATTTATATCCTCGGGGTGAATGAAATTAATACTGTATTCTAGCTCCTTACTGTAAGCTTCTAGCATTTCTGGTGTTACTTGCTGAATAGGTATACAACCTAGTTCTAAAGCTTCATAAAATCTTAAATTTATAAAATCCCCGCAACCTAATGGGTTAAGAACATATTTATAACTTGATAAAATTTCAAGGTACTCTTGATAGGTAAGTTTTCTATTAGTTACTTTAATTTCAAGAGGAATTTTAGTTGACCTACTGCTTATATAATTTAAAATTTGCTGTCTTCTAGAATACTGCGGTCCTTCTGCTTGCCCTAAAAATACTATACTATTTTTCTTTTCTTTATTTTCTACTTTTAATTTTTGACTCTTAGATAAGAGACCATGCTTATTTAGAATAGCGCCTTTTATTTTACGGTCTTCGAGATCGCCAAATAATTGTGTCAGGTTGTTAATAGTTTCTACTTTTCTTTGATGATCTGCGTTCCAAGGAAATTGACTACTAAATATTTTTTCAATATTAAAGAGTAAGACCTTCAAGTTCAGTTCATTTAATGTGTTAATAAATTCATCATCTTTCCATACATTTACATGGGGTATAAAATGTTCGTCTACTATAATAAGTAAGTCTATTTCATGTAGTTGATCTTTTGTAGTAATATCAATAAAGCTACTACTTGTAAAGTAGTTTTTTAAAGCTTTTCTAAAATTATCAAAATTTATGTGACCAACTTCTTCTTGATCATCTAAACATAATAAGCCTATTTTTGTAAAAGTGCCCATGTTATAACTGGATTTTCTATTTCATTTATGCCCGGATTTTCTAGCTGCCTATATTCACTCCACCCGGGATTTCTTGTCCAGAGTTTAACTAAGTATTCTTCGTTTCCCCATTGACCTATTTCTTTTATCTTGTAACCGTTTTCTTCAGCTAAAGCAGCTAGCCCCATCGGTGTATAACCTATGTAGTAATGAAAGGGTTCGCTATGTGGTGCATTACAAGCTGGTACGTTAATATAGAGATAACCGTCGTCAGCTAGATATTTTTTAATATTTTTAAGGCATAGAGAAGGATTATATACATGCTCTAACGTTTGTGATAAAATACAAAAATCAAAATTATTTTGTTTTAATTGTAAATTATGCAAATCATATTTTTTTTCATTATCCTCGTAATTTACATTTAAATAGCTTTTATACCTACCTTTTAAATATTCAATTTCAGGATCTTGTTCACCGTTAAAGAGAAGCAGCTTATCAATTTGAAAATTATATTTTTCTATATAAGATTCAAATTCTAACAATGATATGACTCTAGGAAAATCTTTACCTTCCCACTTCCACCTTTTATTGTTTTTTTCAAGTGGAAGAGGGACATATCTGTTTTTATATTCATCCGTATAATTTACCTCTACAAATTTTTTATATAGCTCTCTAATTTTATCGCTACTTAAACACATTAATATAATATATAAGAGATATGGTTGATAAATGCAAATAGTTATATAAAATATAGTGTTGAAAACGGTAGATAAAAATATTCTTTTAGCTAGTGATCATAACGGAATAAGTTTAAAGCATGAATTAAAGTGGATCCTTCTTGAGGAAGGTTATAATCCTATTGATTTAGGACCTTATAATTCAAAAACTGTTGATTATGTCGATTATGCTAATCAGTTAAGTACTATTATTCATAACAAAGAGATAGGGCGCGGAATTCTTATTTGCGGTACAGGTGTAGGAATGAGTATAGCTGCTAATAGGTTTAAAAATGTAAGAGCTGCATTAGTTCATAATTTAGATTCAGCTCCTAAGTGTAGAGAGCATAATAATTCTAACGTCTTATGTTTGGGTAGCTGGATATCTACTACACAAAATGCTAAAGAGATTTTAGAAAAATGGCTTGATACGCCATTTGGAGAAGGCAGGCATGTAAAAAGAGTTGAAAAAATATCTGACCATAAACCTGAAACAGTTGTTTTTACTAATGGTATTTTTGATTTGCTTCATAAAGGTCATTTAGAAGTTTTAAATTTTGCTAAAAGTTTAGGAGATAAACTTGTAGTTGGTATAAACTCTGATAAAGCTACTAGAGAATTAAAAGGTCCTGAAAGACCAGTTAATAATGAAGAAGATAGAAAAAATATATTATTATCTCTATCAGTAGTTGATGAAGTAATAATTTTTGATAATGTTAAATCAGAGTCTATAATAAATGATATTAATCCCGATATAGTTGTTAAAGGTGGGGAGTTTACTGCAGATGAAGTACGAGAAAGAGACAATATACCTAAACACATTGATATTAAGGTAGCTCCTTTACTAGATAAGGTTACTTACTCAACTACTAAAGTAATAGAAAAAGTAAGAGAAAATGTTAGATCGTAAAAAAGTTTTAGTTATAGGTGACTTGATCACTGATGAATATATAGAAACTGAAGCAGTAGGATTATCATTAGAATCCCCTACTATAAAAACAAAATTCATTTCTAAAAGAAAGCAGCTAGGAGGTGCGGGTAATTTAGTAATGAATTTGAGAGCTTTAGAAAGGGAAGTTTGTTTTATTACAGCTTTTAACGATTTAGCTATAACTAATATATTAGAAGATAACGATATTCAATATTTTAATTTACATAAACAAAATAATGTAAAGAGTAGGTATTACATAAATAGAAAAGGTAATAATTATAAGCACCTGCAGGTAAATCATGATAAAAAAATATATATTAGTAAAGATGAAGAATCAGTAGTTTTAACTAAAATAATAGAAATCATAGATCAATATGAATCGGTAATTCTCAGTGATTACAGAACTGGTCTTTTAACCAAAAATTTAATTTTATCGATAACTAAGCTTTGTAGTAGTAAAAAAATTCCTTGTATAGTCAATACTCAAATTTCAGATTGGGGTAATAAGAAAAAATTAGATTTACAAAAATTTAAGCATTGCTCTTTATTTGTCCTAAATGAAGAAGAGAATAAATTTTTTAATTTAAAAACAGATAAAATAGTTACTAAGGGTAGTAAAGGTTGTTGGTATAAAGGTATAGTTTATCCTCCTAGAAAAGCAAAAGTTATTGATACGTGCGGCGCGGGAGATAGTTTTACTGCCATGGCTTCAGTTATGAAACTTAATAACTCTCTTAAAACTTTAGATTTTTGTAATATATGGGCAAGTCTCGCAACAGAAACTGAGGGAGCAACTCCTCCAAGTTATGAAGTATTTAAATCAATTATATCAGAACGTTATAAGTCTTAATCAACAGATAGTTGATGAAGGGTTAGTAAAGCTTACCTGGGGTAATGCTAGTGGTATAGATAGGGTAAATGAATGTGTAATAATTAAGCCCTCGGGTATAGATGTTAGTAAGCTTGAATCTAGTGATTTGAGTAAAGTAACTATATCTACGGGAGTTAACTTAAAGGGTGGAAAGCCTTCTGTAGATACACCTACTCATATAGAAATATATAAACATTTTGAAGAAGTAAATTATGTTATTCATACTCATTCAAAATATTGCACAGCTTTTGCACAAGCAAGAAGACCTATCAATTGCTATGGTACAACACATGCAGACTATTTTTATGGCGATATACCTGTAGTTTATGATTTGCTTGAAAATGAAGTTAAAAATGATTATGAAAAAAAGGTAGGATTAAGTATAGTAAATTATTTTAGAGATAATAAAATTGATTATAAACTTATGCCTGGTTGCTTATTACCGAATCACGGGGTATATGTTTGGGGAGCTAATAAAAAACAAGCTCTTGAAAATGCTATAGTGATAGAAGAGATAGCTGAATTAGCCTTTTTATCAGAAAATATAGGAGTTTGTCATCATAAACTACCTAGGTGTTTACTAGATAAGCATTTTGATAGAAAACACGGTTCAAAAAAATATTATGGACAAGGATAACAAATACGGAATTAGAGAGCTGCCTAAAGTCGAAAAGGTAGTAAAGCAAGAAGAAAAATATTGGGGTTATATGTCTACTCTTTTTGATCAAGATGGATATAGTATTAAAAAGATTTTTATGAGAGCTGGTACTCAAAGTAGTATGGAGTATCATGTTCATAAAAAAGAATCATATTATATTGAAAAGGGTCAGCTTAAGCTAGGTTTAAGAATAGGTAGAGGTGAAAATAAGTCTATAATTTTAAATGACGGAGATGTAGTTCATATACCTGTTGGTTTAATGCATATGAGAATGGCTATTGAAGATACTATAATAATTGAAGTTAGTACAACAGATGATGATAACGATTCACATATAGTAGAAGATGGTAAAACTTATAAATTTGTTGAAAAATAAAAAATATAATATAAAATAAATTATGCGAGAATTATTTATTGATACAGCTAATATTGAAGAGATTTCTGAATCTATCGATAGAGGTATAATTAGTGGTGTAACAACTAACCCTTCACTTATGTCAAAGGAGCCTAAAGCTGATTATTTTGAACATATGCAAAAAATTGCTGATCTTTTAAAAGAAAAACAAGTAATTACTAGTTATGAAATTCCTTTTAGTGTTGAAGTTTTCGCGGTTGAGCCCGAAGAAATTAAGCAGCAAGCAATTAGTTTAAAAAAGCATATCGACTATGGTAACCTAAACATTAAAATACCTATTGGTTGGAATGAACTACCAGTTATTCAAGACCTTGCTGATATTGGTATTGATATTAACTGTACTTGTTGTTATACTGGAGGTCAATTAATGTTGGGAGCAGCTGCTGGAGCTAGATATGTTTCGTTGTTTTATAACAGAGCGAGAGATAGTGAAGTTAATGTTCATTTTGCTCTTGGAGAAGCTAATGAATTTATTAAAGAGAATAATTTAAATTGTGAAATTATTTCAGGTAGTATTAGAAAGCCTGAAGATATTACAGATGCATGGACTCACGGTTCACATATTGTAACTGCAGGTTTTAATGTAGTTAAAGAAAGCTCTACACATCCAGGTACAACTGCTTCAATTGAGCAATTTGCTAATGACTTTAAGAATTGGATTTAATGACTTACTGTTTTGATATAGATAATACTATATGCACTACTACCGGTAGTGATT